TAACATAATCGTGAGTAGCCATTACCTAATCCAATTTTTTATCTAAGTATATCTTAATTCAATACTAACTACCACGCCCGAATCCGATGGCTGTATATTTGAAATTTCTATTAACATTACTACCACCATTCTTAATATCTATGTCAAAACCAGTACCAGAAATATTAGATAAGAAAAATTCATCTCCAGCCGTCATATTTTCAATAGTAATTCCTATTGTTGGTAAAGCAGAACCAGCAGCAACGCTAGTTCCATTTTGTCCAGTAAAGAAAGAATTAGTAAAAGTCACAGATTTAGTTGAAGTTGTCGAGGCTATAGCAGTATTTACAGTTTCAACTCTTCTATCAAGCTCTGCTGTATAACCTAACTGATCTATTTCGATAGATTGTGCAGGATCATCTGTATCCATTTCACATCTAAATTTAAATCCTCTTGCAATAAAAGTTCCGTTTGCAAATGTATTAAACTTAGAAAATTCTGAACTAATAGTGACGTTTCCACTTGTTGTCTGACTAGATGCTGCTGTGACTGTAAAACTATTTGTTGTTTTAGTTTGTATTTCATAATTATCACTAACACCACTACCCGAAGTAAATGTAAGAACTACAAAGCCACCTACTGAAAATCCATGACTACTCTTGGTCACAGTTATAGTTGTGCCAGATTGAGCATACGTTCCAGTGACAGTTGCATCTGGATCGGAGTCAGTAGTGGCGACTAATAATTTAGCATTGACATCGAAGGCAGTAGCACCATCAAAGTCTGTCCAGGTATCAATATTTCCTGATCTTTTATCAATCAGATCATTAGGATAAAAACCCTGTGTAACAAAATGACGTTTTAATCTTAATGGTTGTTTCCCACCTAAATCTAAAGTATTTGCAAATTCATAAGAACCACCAGTAATATCAACTGCTCCAAGAAAATCAAAATCAGCAATTGCATCAAAATCTGATTCAGAATCTAATGTAACTAATGATCCTAGAACAAGACCATTCACATCATCAGAAAAGAAACAATCTACTTTTGTACCACCAAAAGGTGGAGAATCAGTATCTTCTCTATCAACAAGCACAGCTAGTTTTGGTTGAGGATCAGGGGTTGTTACAACAACAGAAGTTTCTCCAGAACTTAATCTGCCACCATCATCTCTAAATTTAAGAATATACTCTCCATCAACTGCTGGCACTAATGTCTCAGATACGTTTCCTGGTAAAGCAGGAATAATATCAACAGAATTAGTAAAAGTTCCCGTTCCATCTGTAAGATTACTATGCCGAACAACTACGTTTCCACCATGGGTAACATCAATATCTGTAGCTTTATCAAAACGTAATCTTATAAACTGATCTGATACTGGCTCGACTAATAACCCTGTGACATCTTGTGGTAATGCAGTTTTACCAATAGCTTCAAACTGGATACTTGTAGAAGTAGCTGATAATTGATCTAATACGTTATAAGAAAACACTTGAATATCATAAGTACCTTTTCTACTGTTCATTATTTCAAAATCAGGTCTTGATACCTTTTCACTAATAAAGTTGTCATTACCAAATCTATAATTGACTTGATACTGCGTTACACCCACAATAGGCTGCCAACTAATAACAATCTTTGATACAGCTTGGTTGTTGATAGGAAATATTTGTTCAGAAGCAGCAAGACCACCTGGAGGATCTTTTAATTCAGTAAGATTTGATGTATTACGAGTAGGTAAGGCTGTTCCATCTTCAATAAATGCGTATTTACCTTCAACATAAGATAAAGCTGTAATTGCATAATTTATTCCGTCTTGTTCTTCAACTGCTATTACTCTAAATAACTGTGCTGATACTGCTGTATTTTGCAATAGCCAAACTGTATTTACATTTGGTGTTTGTGAAAATGCTTCAGAAACAGTAATCGTTCCACCTGAGATAGATGAGACTGACTTACTTTCAAAACTTCCATCAGGTAATACTAAACCTAATGTTGGACTTCCATCAGTAGGAAGATCAGTTGCATTAGTGTCATCTACAGTTACAACAGTTGTAGAAGTAACTGCTTTTAATCTTCCACCTCTTCTTACCCCTGCTCTTACTGGATCGTTAATTTCAATAACTGCACCAGGTCGTACCACAACTCCAGAATCTATTGATGTTGTAAAAGTGCAGACCTCACTTTCGTTATTTTCAGCGAACAAAATTGACCGACCCAATCGCCTGGCTTGGTTACGGGAAGTACACGCAAATGCTTTTACTTGCTTAACCACAGTGCCTATCTTGGCTTTTATTGTGGAATCTTCTACAACTTCAAAATCTACTTCTTGACTATCCATGTTGTAGTAAGAGACAGATACAACACTGTGTCTAGTTTTGAGACTGCTTCCTGCATAACTAAATCCACCTTCTCCTACGTTAGATAAATTGAATAAATAACTTGGATCGGTTGGTTTGTCTTGTGTAATAGTTACTGAACCAGCAGACCATATCGGCATACATCTCATCACACCAGCTAATTCATTAATAAGGTCAAAAGCCTCTGAAGGACTTTGAATATTTACGTTGCAACTGAATCTTGCCTCTTGTCCTCCAGCACCATCATCAACAAGAGTATTAGCAAACTTACTGGCATTTACAAAACTGAATAAATCTAAAGAACTATCTGTTATGTGTGCTCCAAATCCATATCTATCATTTGTAAGAACATCCAGCAAAATCATTGCAGGGCATGAGGTCCATGTAGCAGCCCCCATAACTCCATTAAAAATATAGCCATCTGGATAAACTATTCTGCCGTTTGTACTATCAACAGTTGGAGTACCAGAACTAGATGCTCCTGCTCCTGGAATCCTTACTTTTATTCCTCTAATTCTAAATTTACGTCTTGGGATAGAACTAAACTGCATCGAGTCTAGTCTTATTGAACTATATGCACTGTTTAGATAGGTAGAAGCATCGTCAATAATTTCTCCAAGGCTTGTCCATTGGAAAGTATCCTGTAGATTAGTCTCTGTAGAATCTGCGGTAACTCTGCTAACTCTAATATCAACAGGAAACGAACCAGTAATCGCTACACGATAATCTTTTTGGTACGCATCTCCGCTTCTACCCTTAATAGTGTCAGTAATGACATCAGTAAAACCACCAGAATTGTATTGAACAGATATTTTTAGTTGAACTTCTGCTCCTAATAAATCTCCTTCATTTGTAGCTCTTTGTAGTTGAGGAAAAGTAACAGATACTCTCACAGCATCAACATTAGTATTTGTAATCTGACGAGTAACTGGAGTGCTATTAGTAACTTGTACTCCAACACTTGTTGTCGATACACTACTTTCAATTCCAGGAATTTTAGTTTGGCTACCAGTACCAAAACGAGGAGTAAATTTTACATCTTGGAAGTTAAAATCTGTAGTTTGTGGATTTGTAGAATCTGCTGAAGCCCTTAATACTGGAGTGTCATTAAGAAAAACATCTTTTAATGCAGCGTTGTTGTATGCAGTTGTACCTTTTGTTCTGCCTTCTTTTGATGCTGTTGCAAAACCTTCTATCTCTCCTTCTGAAACAAGGTCAAGAAAAGTAGCAAACTGTCTACTGTGAAGAGTATCAGGCTCTCTAGTCGGTTGAGGAGGAGATGGAGGTGGATCATTACCTTTAGCACCTCTGATAAGATGTTTCTTTTCAATCATGCCTGTACCTGTTCAGTATCAATACCACCACTTATTACAACACTACCAGTAAATATTTCTCCGTAAACCAACGGAACAGGAGTTCCTGCTCTCCCCGTCTGCTGCGTTCCACCAAAACTAAATGATAATCTAGGATCTTCTTCGGAATTAAATTCTTGTCTCTTAGGTAGAGGAGTCAGCATTTCAGATACACCTGTAAGCACTAGACCTATACCAATATTTCCTAACATCGCAGCAAAACTAAATTTTCCTGCCATAGCTCCTGCTCCAGCAAAACCGAAACCTCCTCCTGCCATAAATCCTGCTCCTGGAGATAGTATTGCAACACCTATCAATGCTGCACCTAATAAAATCTTTCCAAAACCTCTACCAGCACCAGTAATAACAGGAATAAAATGTATGTCCTCTTTCTTTCCTATAGGATATGTCAGTTCATCTTCTCCTATTGCATAGTTACCAACTTTTACTTGGTAATATTTAGGACTCATGTACTTTTCTATCCCTTCAAAATTATTTATAAGAAAACTAACAGCACTTTTTAGCGTATCAGCTTTTACCTCAAATTCTTTGTGCCCTACAAATTCTGCAAGCTCTCCATATAGTTTTATTTTACGAAGCATAACGATACCTCTTTCCTGTGCATTTTAATAACCATGGAGAGTATGGCTCTCTACAAGATAGTCTATCGGTTAAATGATGTAATACTTCATCTCCAAGAAAAATAGCTACATGATTTAAAGTTGAATCTAAAATACTCATCAATAAAACATCTCCAGGTTGTAATTTTTCATCTGGTCTAAGTTCTCTAAATCCTGTTCGCCACGCATAACTTTCAAACAAAGGATCTTTCATAAACTCTTCTGGAGTGATTGGTCTTTCATAATCTTTTAACTGTATTCCCTTTTCTTGTTTGTAATAATCTCTTACTAAACTCCAACAGTCTGTAATGCCCCACACCCATTGCCGACCCAATAAAGGTGCTTCGTATCCTTGTGGCTCGTAATAGCCCCATTGTTTTGTTTTTGGATTAACAATATGCCATGGTAGTTTACTTTGTTCACAAGCAACTTTATCTGCCTGACTAGCCTCTGGAGGTGTTGTGGGATGACTATGAACAACAGCAACTATGTCTCCTAAACTATCTGCCTTTACATAATCTTCTGGATCGAGGATAAAACATTGATGTGCTGTCATAGATAAGTTACGGCAAGGATAATATCTTTCCTTACCTCTGATATTCAGTAAAAGACCAACAGATTCTTTTGGATCTTCAACTTCAGCGTGATTAAGTGCAGCTTCTTTCCAATTCATGTCTGGATAGTACCGATAGAAGGAAACTCTGCTCTAGTGCATTGTCTTTGTGGAGCACGAATACCAGCGAGATCAAATACAGCAGCTAATTCAAACTGCACTGCTTCTCTATTTTCTGCTGACTTTCTATCTATTTTGTAAATTTCTTGAGGAAATTCTGCTGTAGAATCTGGTGTGCCATAGGGATTTATATTTCCAGGAAAATTTACCGCATCTATGAACCTGGCAAGAGTTCTTATCCTCGTCACAGTCGCACCAGTAAGATCATTACCAGTAGTTACAGCGTTTACAGCAGCCAGTATTGCAGTAATCGTTCCAAGAGCATTACTGACAGTTAATGTGGGCCTTGGTAGTTGTCCTTTTTGAAATGCAAAGCCTTCTGCTTTTACAGGAAATCTTTGGTAACTGTTTCCAGCCCAAACTATCTCTCCATTATCTTTCAAAGAAGAACCAGCATGAAATCTGTAAACTGTGGTTGCTCCATGCAAACTATTGTCTAAGGCTAGTGTAAATAATTCTATTACTGATGATGGATTTATATTCTGAAGATTGCTAACGATAGCAGCACTACTCATGGTTCAAACACCTCTCTAAATGTTGTTTGGATTGTGGCTCTATTGTTATATGGTATAGATTTTGACCAATTTTCGCAAACATATTGTCCTGCTCCCGATAAAGTAATCGAAACATTGCCACTATTGGTAGCACTGGCAGCAGCAGTAACAGTAAAGACGTTTGAATCAGTAACCGAAGCAACAAGAAAAGTACCATCAGTTGCAGATCCAGAAGTGTAATCAATAGTAAGTTCATCTCCTACTGCTACACCATGACTTGAAATTGTAATTGTTACTGTAGTTCCTGACTGAGAGTAAGT